ACCTTGTGCAAGACAAGAACCAGCAACGTGACACATGAACAATGACTTACCAACACCAGTGCCAGCAAGTGCAATGTTTAGTGTTTTCTTTGGCAGACCGCCTTTTGTAATCTTGTTGAATAGATCAAGATCAAATGGTATCTTCGTTTCGTGCCTGTGATAGAATTCAAATCGGTTGTCTGAGTCATCGATATAATCGTGACCGACAGACCTGTCAAATGATACACCAAGTGCATCACTCAACAATTTTGGAATCATGCCCTTATCTTCTTTGTTTTCTCTTTCATCAAGAATTTTGACAGACTTCATGATGGCATTGTAGATTGCTTTGTCTTGGCAAAACTTTTCAGTTTGCTTGATGAGCCAGTCTACGTCAGTTGGATCATTTTTGTCTGCGTTGATTTTACGAATCATTTCAACCGCATTTCTGACTTGCTCTTCTGTCAGTTTACGTGATTCAGTAAAGTTTATTACAAGTGATTCGTATGTTGGAAGATGTTTGAATTGGTGGATGTGACTATTAATTTCCTCAAAAAGATTTTTCTCTGTGGTATCGGAGAAGTATTCATTTTTCAGAAACGGAATGATTTTTCGTGCATATTCTTCATTAAATATCAAGTTCTTCAGAATAATTGTTTCGAGTCTTTTCATCGGATTGTTCCATGAGTATTTCAGTTAGTATATCACCTATCATTGTATGAAATTCTTCATCAGTTTGCAACTCATGAACGGTGAATGTGGGCGTGTGAATGATAGTATAGTCAAAAGTTAATCTTGCAAAATCACCCTCTTCTATCACTTTTGCTTTGCCATAATGATAAAGAACACCAGCATACTTTCCTTTCAGTATGCCGATGCCAGTTATCTTGTCATCATCAGATGGAAGAAATTGGAAATCTTCGTTAATCTGATATTTCAACTTCTTCTTCCTGAACGACATCTTGTCCCATAATGCTGCTATAAGTGATTTCATATTTTTTCCTTACAAACTCTTTGAAACGTTCATCAGCAAGAATATCTTTCCAGAATTCTTCTGTCTGTGTATCAGCAAAGCGTTTCTTTTCAAGAACTTCACCAGTTTCTTGATCTACTTTGGCATACCAACCATTGCTTGGCTTAGTGACGAAATTGCCTTCGAGTGCAATATCCAATAAACCAGACCACTTGTTGATGCCACCGTCAAAAGATACAGTAACAGGTATTTTGGATTTTTCTCTGACATATCTACTCTTTTCTACATTGATGATGAAGTTGTAGCCGACAATCTCTGTACCATCTTTGTCTTGTTGACGACCAAGAATCCAAATTGTGTCTGCTGAATAATATGAGCCTGTGCCACCACCAACGATGTCTTTCGGAAACATACCAATCTCTTTGTATGTGTGATTAACAACAACCATAGGAATGTCTTTGATTGTTAGATGTGGTGTTACCATACGGAATAACGACTTCATCTGTTTTGCTCGGCTCATATCAGCAACAGATTTGCCTTCGATTGAATCTTCTACTTCTTTCTTTGATGCTAGATTACCAATTGAATCGAGAATGATAATAACTTTATCTGTCTTTTCGATGTTCTGTAACTGATTCATGATATCATGCTTCAACTGTTCAACATCGGTGATAGGTGTATGTAGAACACGCTCAGTATCAATACCAAAAGCATCAAAGTATGATTGTGGTGTGCCAAACTCTGAATCATAAAACAAAACAACTGCATCATCATACTTGTTCATGTATGATTTTGCCATGAGCAAAGCAAATGCTGTCTTGAAGTGTTTTGACGGACCAGCAAACATCGTTAGGCCGGGTGTCAAACCACCATCAAGATTACCTGATAGTGCCACGTTTACGATAGGCACATCAGTTTGAATCATGTCTTTCTCTGTAAAGAATTTAGATTTAGAAAGCACCGATGTTTCTTTGATCGTCGATGCCTTCTTTAGTTTATCAAGTACGCTCATTCATATCTCCAATATCTGCTATTTTGTCTTTTGGTATCACCGCATGTTTATCATCCACAAAGAATGATTCTAACGTGCGTGATGGTGGTGTGTCAAGTTTTTTCTTCTTTACTGCCTTTTTGACTGGTTCGGGTTCATCTTTCTCTTCTTTGATTCTGCGGTATGTTTGATTTGCAGCAATCAGTAACAATACAGCAAGTGGATCAAATACCACAATAATCACAAAAATTACCAGACGAACTGCTTTATCAATCAAGTCACGATCATGTGTGCCATATACAACTTCAGCAACATATTTTATAGGCCCCAAATCCGACTCAGCCTTGCGAACTTCCAAGGATAGAGGAAGTTTTTCTTCCGTGAGTAACTGTATCTCTTTTTGTAGCCTCTTAGTCTCAGCAATGATTCTCTCACGGTCTTTCTGTTGGGCTTTCCTGATCTGATTTGCCCTCTCGGCACCTTTCTCATCTTTCGACCTGCCCATAACTTGATCGACAGCCTCATCATACTGACTAAGATTCTTGTTGTTCCTCTCAATCTGCGATTGAATAACTTTGATCTTTTCCTCATAGATTTCTACCTTTGCTACTTGTGGTGCTACAGTGCTCGAATGTTCAATGTGTGCCTTTGAAAGATAACCAAAAATTCCCATTGATGTGATGCCCATCAACAGCACCACAGCAATGAGAAAATATAGTTTGAGTGCAGAGAATGTTGACTTCCAATGGTTATACACCCATGATACAGTTACCAGTTTTGCTGCTTCGAGCACAGAACCCATGATGATAATAGGCCAGTATGAACCTGGGAATATCTGTGCAAGACCAATAACCGAGTAATATGCAGCAATACCCGATAAAGCAATAGCAGTTAAAAATGGTAGTATAACGTGTATCATGTAAAGAATGATTCGAGTGTGTATTGTTTCTCTGTTTGCCAACCAATACAAGTCAAAATAATTTGAATTGGATCAATAAAAGTTTTTTCAAACTGAGTTTCATAATCAATAAATGGTTGTAGATCAAACTCTTTAGGCAATCGTGTTGGAAATGAAATTACTGTATCTTTAAATGGATTAGGTGTTTTGAGATATGTGAACTTCAACTTCTCACCTTCTTGTATCAAAGGATACTTATTCACCAAATTGTTCTGCTTCAGGTAATGGTTATATAGTATAGCGCCCTTGACATGTATTGGTGTGCCTTTCTTGTATATTGTAGCAGAATCAGCATACTCTTTCAAGCCATTACAACCACGTGGGAAAGAAATATCTTCAACAGGCAACTTTTTGAACTCTTCTCTGAAGTCGGCAATAAATTTCTGCACCGTTTCTTCATCAGTGTTCACAATCAAGTCAACCAATTCATACATCTTGTCACGCACAGCGGTAGGTGTCGATGACTTAACCATCTCAAGACCCATGACCTTGATTTTTGGTTTTGCATACTGAACACCTTCATTGTTGTATACATTCAGAATATATCGTTTCTTTGCTGTCCAGATACCTTTATCAGACAAGCCTTCACGTTTCATTTGCATTTTTTGGTCGAACGCATGAACATATTCAGCAAGTTCCTGATAACTCTGATCGATATATGGTTGAATCTTCTCTTCACAGATTTTGTCCATGAAGGCGATAACTTTCTCAGTTGATGGTTTTTTTTCATACACAGAATTAACCAGTGAACCAAGATTGAGATAGATAGAATCTGTATCCGAAGCAATAACATAATCAGTATTCGTTTTCAATAGTTTATTCAAATATTCGTTGAGTTTATTTTCAATCCAACGAATCGATAGTTGACCTGCTTGAGTAACAGCAAGTGCTTGGCGCAAATCATAAAAACGGAAATACTGAGAGCCCATTGCACCGTAGGCAGAGTTTAGTGAAACTTTCTTGGCAAGTTGTAGATTGTTGTATCTTGCAATCAACTTTTCAATTTCTTTTTTCTTTGTTTTGTCTTTTTCGTTTTCGTATGCCTGTTGTTCTTTCAACATCAACTTCTTGAACTTCTTACGATCTTCATACATCTCAATCATCATCGCAGGCAAGAAGCCCTCTTTGTCTGTACGAAAGAATTGGCCGTTTGGCGTGATGGTTGCATCTTTCAACACACTGGTATCAAGTTTCTTTTCCAAGAGATTTTCAACAGATGCCTGTGATGCAAGTTTACGCATATCATCTGTGTAATCATGATTGTCGATCAAAGTCTCTGGTGAGATGTTGTATTGCATAATCAAATGTGGATACAGACTGTTCAAGTCAAATGATGCAACCCAATTATGTAATCCAATCTGTGGTTCTTTGACATATGCGCCTTCAAACGCCGCATCTTTGTTTGCAATGCGGCGTGGTGGCACAACAATCTTCTTCTCCAACAAATAGTTATAGATTAGTGCATCCCACATTCTTGTTTGAGCAAATACATCATCATAGTTACATTTGGTATCGTAAGCCAGAGTCAATCCCAATTCAATCAACTTTAACTTATCTTCAAGTTCAAGAACAAGTCGAACATCTTTGATGTTATAGTCGATGAACTTCTGATAATCCAATTTGTACAATTGATGAAGGCTATCATACTCATCATATGACAACTTACTTTTACCAAGTTCTACACTTGCAACAGTATCAAGCCTGTAGTTTTCCACATTCTTTCCACCTGGCGCATACCACTGATACAGTTCAAGATAATCTAGTGCAGATACACCCACAATATCATACACTGTTTGTTGTTTGCCTTTGAATACTGTATTGCGTTGTGAGATGACAGACCAAGGTGAAAGTTTCTTTACGTCATCCTCTCCAAGTATGCGGGTAAAACGGTTGATAAGATAAGGAACATCAAAGAACTTGATATTCCAACCAGTAACAACGTCAGGATGATTGCTTGACCAATCAGCAAGGAAACGTTCACACAAATCGACTTCATCTTTACATAAGACATAATTCACATTCTCATCTTTGTTTACATAATCACCACAACCATATACTGTAGTGCCACCATTTAATTGATGAATGGCAATCGCAGTGATAGGTTCTGTTGCCCTATAGGGATCAGGAAAACCATTTTCTGAGCCAACCTCAATGTCTATGAAAACGACAGAGAGATGAGAAATATCCCAATCAACGATGCCTCTAAAATTGTCAGCAATGAATGCGTATTCATAGCGTGTATTGCCATAGATTTTAAAGTTTGCAACTTCTTCATAACGTTTGACAAAATCACGTGCCTCCCGAATAGTTTCAAATGTCATAGGTTCCAATGGCTCATTGAATAATGAACGCCATTGTGATTGTTTATTTGACTGTAAAAACAAAGTCGGAGAGTATTTGACTTTGCTCTTTACTCTCCGACCGTTTGTTACGCCACGAAACAATATATGATTACTATGAACACATACGTTTGTATAGTATTTTGACATTAAAGTTTTAGTCCTGCTGGTGCTAGTTCAATACGGCTAAACATTCTACGATATTGTTCCAATAGATCAGGAACAGGTGTATTGTTTGTGAGAATATCTGTCCATTTCAAAGCAATGCCTTTATCAAACTCTTCTACGAAAGCAAGATAAGGAGCAAATCCAACACCACCAGGATCATTTGCTGAACGTGGTGGCACAGAAATTACTTGAACTGGATTTTTAATTGAAAAACCCACATCACCTTGACTTACTACTTCACCAATAATAGTTTGGTGTGTTTTAAATGTAAAACATCTTATATCACTCATACTGTTACCTTAGTTGTTGGTTCATAAACGTCAAGTGTGACCCATTTTTTAGGAAACAACATTTCACGACCAC